TTCATTGGACACTAAACGTTCAATCTACGCGCAACTCCTGCCCTATCTCGGGTGGTCAGTGTGAGCGAAGTTGGTGCTGCAAAGGCTGAACTGGCTCTAACCCTTCAGGCCGCGGACTTGGATGTTTACTCTTACATCCCTGCACGCGTAACCCCACCGGTTATCGTCATTCGCCCAGCCAGTCCCTACATGGCTCCATCATCGGTCGGTCAAGAATACTTGGTCAACCTCGAACTACAAGTAATCGCAGGTTTTGCTGATAATGAAACATCGAGCGATGACCTCGATGACCTCATCGAAGCGGCTCTCCTGGCACTACCAGCAGACGCAGGTTTGAAGGATGTTTCGGCACCCTACACGCTTGTGGCCAACGGTAACGACTACTTGGCTGCAACCATTGGTTTAGATCTACAAATCTCTATTTAGAAAGGTTTTGACATGGCCGCCTCGACCAGAATCAAAGCATCAAACATCAAGTTCACTATCAACTCGACTGATTACTCGTGCGACGCTGACAGCATTGAACTAAGCCTCTCGGACGCACCTGGTGGCCAGCAGACCTTCTGTGAAGTTCAGCCCCTCCAGGAGTGGAAGTTGAAGGTTGCCGGTATTGCATCGGGCGATTCTGCCTCGCTTTACCAGCTGCTTTTCGCTAACTACGGAACTGAGGTTGCGTTCAAGGTTGCACCTAACGGCAACACCACCGCATCGTCCAGCCAGCCAATCTACGAAGGCACCGTCATTTTTGACAACCTGCCTCCGCTGAACCTGGTATCGGGTGACATCATGGCATTCGACGTCGAGTTGACTGTCAAGAACTCGGTTCACACCCCAGCTGCAACTCCACCGGTCTACTTCGGACTTACCAAGAAGACCAGCTAGTCGACATGGCTCGCGAATCAGTCGTGAGCGGTCGCGTCGATGTCGATGGCCTTAAGGAACTGAACAGGAACCTTAAGGCCCTCGATGCCGACAAAGCGGACATTATTGCCGGTAACGTCCAAGCAGCCGAAACACTTATCAAGGCCGCTAGACCGCTCGTGCCAGTGCTTACCGGTGCTTTAGTCGCAACTCTAAAGCCTGCCAAGGTTCAAAATTATGCCGAGGCTCGCGGTGGATCATCACGCGTTCAATACGCAAACCCTATTCACTGGGGTTGGTCAATCGTCGGTAACCAACACAAGGGCACACTCAAGCCTGGCACTATTCGCAACATCGAGCCACAGCCATTCTTCTCGAAGGCTCTCGGCTACACTAAAGATGAAATCATCGCGAACTATGTTCGCAACATGCAACAACTCATCGACAAATACGGACTCGGAGATAAATAAATGGCAACCATCGACTTCAACAGCATGACCCTCAACGAGATTGAACAAATCGAAATGTTGACCGGTCGCAACATCGACTCAATCATGGCGGATGACGCACCTCGAGGTCGAGCATTCAAAGCCATCATCATGATCTACAAGAAGCGGACTGACCCCAACTTCACCTTCGAGCAAGCCGGCAACCTCTCACTCGAGGAAGCCTCAGCCTTGTTCGGTGGCGACGATAGCCCAAAAGCATAGGAAAGGAACAAGCTGAGAGAATGGCCGCGTTTTGCGTGGCGACTCGTATGAGTCCCACCGAATACCGCCAACTAACCCTCTACGAATACAAAGCATTCGCGGAAAGGTTGACTCAAAGCAAAGGTGAAACTGAATGGCCGCAACTCTAAAAGTCCGTTTCCTAGCCGACACCGCCGCTTTTGCTACTGGCATCAAAGGGGCGCAAGGCAACCTGAGCGGCTTTGAGAAGGCCACCAGCACCGTTTCAGCGAACATTGGTAAAGCACTAGGGGCAATCTCTTTTGTGGCCGTTGTGAAGGGACTGACGGATGCAGCCAAAGCGGCTCAAGAAGATGAGATTGCTCAAAATAAGTTAGCCCTCCAGTTGCGCACCTCGACCGGTGCCACGGATGCACAGATCGCGTCCGTTGAAAAGAACATTACGGCCATGTCTAAGCAGACTGGTATTGCTGACGATGTTTTGCGTCCAGCCCTAGCGAATGCTGCTCGTGCGACTGGTGACATGGGTCGCGCTCAAGAACTGCTCACTATTGGCCTCGACGTTGCAGCTGCTACTGGCAAACCTCTCGAAACCGTCATGAATGCTTTGGAGAAAGCTGAGAACGGCAACACGACGGCACTTTACAAACTAGCCCCTGAACTAAAAGCGACTAAAGGCGGCATTGACGACCTCGCAAAGTCCACGAAGGGCGCAGCAGAAGTATCGGCTAACCCGTTCCAAAAGTTCCAGGTATCACTCAACGAGGCTAAAGAAACTATTGGAGCGGCATTCTTGCCAGTCCTGCAAAAACTGATTGACGTTCTCGGGCCACTCGTTGACAAGCTCGCGCCTATCCTGGCAAAACTCATCGGTGATCTAACACCAATATTCCTCGAGCTTGTGGATGCTCTCATGCCACTCATCGAGCAACTACTGCCACCGTTAGTCGAACTAATCACCGCGCTAGTGCCAGTCATTCTGCCACTAATCAAAATCCTCACCGACCTGCTCGTGCCAATCATCAAAATCATTGTGGCCGTATTCAAGTCATGGCTGGGCTACTTCAAGCCAATCATCGACTTCGTGGGTGTTCTAGTCAACGCATTCAAGACTGGCTTTAGTGCCATTGTCGGCTTCATCAAAGGCCCAATCAACCTAATCCTTGGAGCGATTGAGGCATACTTCAACTTTGTTATCGGTGGCGTGAACCTGCTCATCAAGGGCATTAACACGCTCCTGGCAGGTGTCAACGCTGTGACTGGCTCGAAGTTCAAGGTCAGCACTATCAAGGACGTGAAAATCCCTCGACTAGCCGATGGTGGTATCGTCATGCCTCGCCCGGGTGGTGTCATGGCTAACATCGCTGAGGCTGGCAAGCCAGAGGCAGTCATTCCACTAGATCGTTTAGGCAACATTGGTGGCGGAAACACTTATGTCATCAACGTAAACAAAGCAAACATGACTGGCGAAGAAATCGTGCAGGCCATTCGACGCTTTGAAGTGACTCGAGGCAGAACGGTTACACTGTAATGGCCAATGATGTTTTCACTATCAAAGACAACGTCACCGTCGAGTTTCTAATCCCTTCTCCTGGCACGTTCATTTGGGGCGTAAACAACTGGGATGATGGCGGCGTTTGGGACAGCAATCCGACAAGTGAAGCATGGACTAACTTGGCTTGCGAAACTTTCGACATCGACATTGAGAAAGGTTGCGAGCTTGAATCAGGTATTTTTGTGCAACCCTCATCATCGGTTGCGAAAATCCGAATGCAAGGCGTGACATACGACCCGTTCTCCAACTCGGCCATTCATCCAGGCACGCAAGTTCGCATCATGATTGAACCTAACCCTGACACTTCACCTGGATCACAGATTGCTATCTGGCAGGGTAGCGTTCGCAATTTTTCGGCATCGTATAACCAAAAAGGCAATAACATCATCACCATAAACGCGGTGGATGCCATGCAAGACTTTTTGAACACCAAAGTCGCGACCTACACTGTTCCGGCATTAGCCAACTATCCATCAAACGTCCTCACCGACTTGGCTAACACTTACTACACCGGGTTAAGCGGCAATCTGAACCCTGACATTTACTACTTGGCTGCCAAGACTTACACAAACACGACTGTCGGCGAAATTGTCCAGGATTGTTTGACTGCTGGCCTCGGGGCGTTATGGATTGACCGCGACGGCACGATGAACTACCGCTCCGAGCAAGACTTGACCGAGATTGCTAACACCTTCTCTTTCAACTTCTCGACGACACACGAAACAACAAGCGGCACACACATTTGCATGACCGACCTTGTTATGAAAGCGGACTCTCGCGACCTACCAAACGAAGTCATCGCAACCTATACTGGCGGCTCAAGCCTGACTTTACGCAATCAAGACGCCTTTGACCTGTATGGTGCCATTAGCCTTAGCGTTACCGTTCCCATCGACAATTCAGGTGGCACACAGCTGTGGCTCGACCGTCTGAACCTGACGACTAAACTTAGACGAGTCGAATCATTGACTTTCGATGCCATGCAACGATCAGGGCAACTTTGGGACTGGTGGCTCGCAGACCGCATCTTCGACCCAAACATTGTCGGTTACAGCA